GCTTTGATAGTTTTAGTCTTAGCCTTTGTTTTAGTTTTAGTAGCACCCTTGGCAATTCTAGCTATCTCTTTAGCCTTTTGTGACCATGTTGCTAGTCTTCCATTAAGTAGCCTGTAACATCTGCCTTCCATGAGGGCGTTAATAGCACCAGAGTTGTTTACTGGTATAATGGCGATAGTAGAACCAAACGCATCTGCTATAATCATTTGTACAGATTGACCTTTGTTGCGTAGTCTTACCTGTAGGTTTGAATTGCTTAATACGAATGTTCCTACCTCTCTTACATGTCTAGCCATTTTGTATTCTCCTTTATGTGTTGTTTAAGTCAGGGTTTCAGTTTTAATGAGCCTTTTAGTGTCGTACTCAGGACTCTGTTGTATAAGGTAGCTCGTATTAGTTGTTTCAGTCTTGCTGAGGTCACTTTTCTATCAGCGTCGTACCTTATGTAGTTACTTTATTTGTTACTATTTTACTTGTCAATACCTAATTTTGATTATTTTCAATAAATTTTCTTAATGCTTTTAATTTCATAGTTTTTAGTTTTTGTTCTTTCCTCGTAATAAGTTTATTACTTGGCTTGGCTGTCTTAGTCTTAGTAAACTTTTCAAAGTTTTGATTATTTGATACTTGCATTTTAATCTCCATTGTTTCTGTCTATACAATTACTATATATTTTTATTTTAACCTTGTCTACATAAATAAATATTTTATTTTAATCTGTGTCTTTTGTGTAACAGTTACCTCCTTGCAACACTGTGACATTTTTGCCACTATCCCCCTCCCCCCCTTATGATAATTTGAGCTTATTTTTTACGTCACACTCAATTAAGAATGTGACGCAAGTTATTGTTTTTATTCCCAACTATTATTTGCTTTTACTTTTATTTCATAACCTAGTTTTTCAATTTCTTTCAATTCGTAATTATGAAAAGTTTTTTTATTCATTAATCTCGTAAATGTTTTTGCTTTCTCACATACAGGGTATATTAAATTATTACCGTATACATTTTTTATTTCTATATAAACTTTATTACGCATTAGACTGCCTCCACTTCTAAAGCATACGCACGTTTAAGAATTGCTTTAATTTCTGTTGGTGATACTGGTTTCCCAATGTCACTAGAAGTCGCAACAATACTGAAGTATTTATTGATGTGTTTTGTAGTCGTTTGGCTGTAGGAACGGTTTGTTCTAAATGCTCCAATTTCGTTACAATATCCTGCTACTGGTGTATCATAAGAATATAATACACACGTTCTATTTGGAAATTCACCAAAAGTGATTTCAGTCATATTTGAACCTAGCTTTTTTAATTTACTCATCTTATACGTTCCTTTTTGTTTAGCGATTTACTAGTTTGTTTGGTTGTATGTCTTAAATAATCAATATCAAAATTTTAATGCTTATTCAAATAAAAATTTAATCAGGTGTTAAAGTATTTTGAATGTGTGTTATTTATGTGACAGCATTAAATTAGGGGGGATATGCATCGGCATTAACAATTTTTACAACATCTTAGGAATCGTCACGTTTTACGCATCACTATATAGGCCACTCATAAAGTATCAGTTGTCATAATTAAATATAACCTTGTTTTATTGGCTCTATATTAAATAAAGTGTATTAGATTGAATGATTTAAAAAACTTTATATTCAAAAGCTTACATATCGTCAAATTTTTAAGCTTGCATAGGGGGTAGGGCGAGTGCCATGCCACCCCTGTACGTACGTATATACAGATAAATACACAGATCAGGAAATATCACTGTTAACCACACAGAGCAACTAACAGTTAATATGTACCATTAATGCAACACACATACATTTTATTTACATTATTATGAAATTAACACTTGACATGCCTATTAAAACGTGGTATAATTAAGTATAACTAGAAAACATACACACTTAAAGTGATACATTTACAGTGTTAAATAATTAAACTTAAAAAAACACTGTAAATAAAACACTTAAACTGTACATTTTCTAAGACTTCACTTAAATGTATCACTTAAATGTACAATATAAGTATAAATATCCGTAAATATAAAAATAATACTTGACAATGGCTAAGAAATCCGTAAAACTATATACAGACAATGTTCTTGAAGCTTTTTATGAAGCTATTTTAACGAACAGTTTAGATAAACTCCATTTACCACATAGTGATGTCTTTTATGTACGTAAGGCAGTAGAGGCTTACTACGGTAAACCTTTTACATTAGAGCACGTAGAGTGGGCAATGAGAGCCGAAGGGTGGGATAAATGAGTATTACGTACCGTGGAGAGACCTTTGCAGGTTACAACAAGCCCAAGCGTACCCCCAAGCACCCTACAAAGTCACACGTAGTCCTTGCCAAGGAGGGTGACACAATTAAAATGATTCGTTTCGGTGAACAGGGGGCAAGCACAGCAGGAAAGCCCAAGTCGGGTGAGTCGGACAAAATGAAAGCCAAGCGTAAGTCGTTTAAAGCGAGACACGGTAGGAACATAGCCAAGGGCAAGCTGAGTGCTGCTTACTGGGCAGACAAAGTGAAATGGTAAGGAGATAGATAGATGGGCAAAGGGGCTACAGGACAAAAACCTACACTTGCAGGTAAAATAATTAGAAGAACTGTGGGCAAGGTTATTGACACAGGTAAGATAGGGGTACGTGGTAAAAGTACTCTAGTTAAGGACGCTAGGAAGAGAAGTAAAGAACGTGCCTATTTTAATAAACTTGGACCGAAAGAACAACAAGATTTTCTAAGACTAGGCTACGATGGATACAGGGCGAGTTTAAAAGTTTAAATGGCAAACGTAATAAGCACAGCAGGATACCGCAATGCAAAGCTAGACCTTACAACCGCTACAGCCACAAAGCTGTACACCGTACCCACAAATTACGTGACGGTTGTTGAGTCCTTCATGGTATCTGAGGACAGTGGTAATGCCGACACCATAACTGTAACAATTACAAATGGCAGTTCTGTGTTTAGTTTATTTAAGGTTAAAGCTGTAGGTGCAAATGCAACAGTTGAGCTTATATCGAAAGACCTTATACTCACAGCAGGTGATATAGTCCACGTAACGGCAGCCACAGCGAACAGACTGCATGTAATTATGTCCTTGGTACAGATACCTCTTGCATAAATGCAACACGGAAATGCAAAACTGATTATGGTAATTAACGAGTAAACATGGTATAACTATCTTTGTACAATAAACAAAGGAGGTGTACGATGATTAAAATATTAAAGGAATGGTTTAAGAGATCACAGGAAGCCAGAGCAAGACGAGCAGCAATGGGTGAACTAAACAGATTTACAGATAGAGAACTGCGGGACTTGGGCTTTGGACGCAGTGAAATATATGCAAAGGTATATGGAATAAAATAAATGGTAGTCAACAAGGCAAACAATTACACAAAACCTAACATGCGTAAAAATTTAGTTGCCAAGGTTAAGGCAAGTACTAAGGGTGGCAGTGCAGGTCAGTGGTCTGCACGTAAAGCCCAGATGGTAGCCAAGCAGTACAAAGCCAAGGGTGGGGGTTACAAGTAGTATGCCCAACTGGGAATACCAAAAGTATCACTCATCTGACCGCATGAAGAAGGAACGTGTTATACGTAACCGTAACAGACGCAAAGCGGAGCAGGGTGGATTGGTACGTAAGGGTGACGGTAAACATATAGACCATAAGGACGGTAATGTATGGAACAATAGCCCACGCAACCTGCAGGTAACCGCAGGGTCATATAACAGGAGAAAACAATGAAGGGTGTTCCACATTTTTTAAAGAACGGTACTCCGCATGGTAAGGGTGGCATGGGCAGTACACATAAAATGCCTGATGGTTCTTTGCATTCAAACAAGACACATACAGCAACAAGCAAGCCTTTATTTCACATGAAGGAGCTAAGCCCTACAGCACAGAAAAAAGCAAAGGCTATGATGTCCTAATGGCACTTGCAAAGTCTCAGAAAAGTCTCAAAGACTGGGGTAAACAAAAATGGAGAACTAAGAGTGGCAAACCTTCTACTCAAGGTTCAAAAGCTACAGGTGAACGCTATTTACCTTCCAAAGCTATTGCTTCTCTTAGTGCTAGTGAATACGCTAGTACTAGCAGGGCAAAACGAAAAGGGAAGGCTAGTGGCAAACAGTTTGTGGCTCAACCAAAAAAGATTGCAAAGAAAGTAAAAAAATATAGATGATTACACCTGAAAAACTATCAGCATGGAGAATAGTACCACGTATGTTAATACTGTCCTACATGGTGGTGTTTTATCAAACATGTAATTGGTTTATGGATTTAACAGACCCTAACAATGCACAGGCAGGATTTGTGTCTGTCGTTGTAGGTGCAGGTGCTGCATGGTTTGGTATCTATGTAAATGGTACAAGAACCTCTGTACAGGTTCAATCTAAAATGGAAACAAAGGAGATTGTGTAGTGGAAATAATTAAACCTTTAACAGTAATGATATTAGCAACAAGCTTAATGGCTTTACTAGGACTTATTGTTTATGATGAATTTATGATGGCTAACGCACATGGAGGTGAGTTAGATTCCAGTGTTGTTGAACTCTTGCAGATGGCTATTACAGGAGTTGTAGGTATAGTCGCAGGATATTTGTCAGGTAGCTCTACACCTCCGAAGGGTAACGGCTGTAATAACCCCGACTGTAAGTGTTAATAGGAGATAGATAGATGGCAGATATACCAGACCCTAAAACTTTAACAGGTTTAAAAAGAATAGGCAAACAAATTGCAGGTTTGCCTGATGGTTCTCCTTTAAGAACACCCTTAATAAGAATTATAGGTAAATACCTAGATGGTGGTTACGATTACTATTTTACTAAAAGTGGTAATTGGAGACAATATAATAAAGGTGGAGATGTTAAAAAAAGATGAGCATCCTAACTAGTTTAATAGGACCAGTATCAAGTATCTTAGATAAAGTAATACCTGACAAGGACATGAAAGCAAGGCTTGCACATGAGATAGCCACAATGTCGGACTCTCATGCTCAACAGGCACTCCTTGCACAACTAGAGATAAACAAAGCTGAGGCTGCCTCTGGTAGCGTATTTAAGGGCGGTTGGAGACCCTTTGTGGGGTGGGTATGTGGTATAGCTTTATTGTATCACTTTATTCTGTCACCACTAATAATATTTGGAGTAACCCTTACAGGTGTAGATATACCGCCTATACCTGAATTTGATATGGGAAGTTTAATGACGGTACTCATGGGTATGTTGGGTCTAGGTGGACTAAGGACATATGAAAAACAAAAGGGAATTACAAAATGAATAAGAAAATGAATAAGGGTTTAACAGCTTTAAAAAAAGTAGCACCAAAGGCTGTAAAAAGCATGGGATATAAAAAGGGTGGCATGATGAAAATGGCACTTGGCGGTGTTACAGGTATGTCAGGGGGCATGGACGAAGACAAAAAGAACAGTACAACTGGCATGACCACAATGAGCTATGGCGGTGCAGTAGCAGGTAAGAAAGCACGTACTGGTCACATGGACATGCGTAAGAATGGCATGATGTACGGTGGAATGGTCAAAAAGAAAAAATAATGGCTGACTGTCCTATATGTAAAACACCCATAGAGGTATTTAAGGTGTACTCACACGCTAAGAAAAAGTTCACAGAGATGAATGGTGTGTGTATACCATGCAAAGAAAAAGCAGACAAAGAACGATTAAACAAGCAACCTATAAAATTTTAATAGCAGTCTACTCTGCTTTCTTTCTTATGATTGCCTGTGCAGGATTAATAACTGATTTAGGATACAACGATTATCTTAGATGGAATAATAACAAAAGTGGATTTGGTTTATTTTTAATACTATGTCCTTTTACATTATTACTACTCTATATAAAGGAAATACATAATGGGATTTACTCTCTCACAACGAAGCTTAGATAGACTCACAGGTGTCAATGAGGACATGATACGAGTTGTAAAAAAAGCTATAGACCTAACAAAGATAGACTTTGGTGTTATATGTGGTATGCGTACCTTAGAGGAACAGCAAGCACTGGTAGCCAAGGGAGCATCACAGACCATGAAGTCAAAGCACCTAGAGGGGTTAGCGGTAGACTTGATGGCATATATAGGTGGGAGGGCATCATGGGAACTCAATGTCTATGACGACATTGCTGACGCTATGATGGAGGCTGCAAAGCTTGAGGACGTACCGATACGTTGGGGAGCAGCTTGGCATATTAACGATTTGCGTACATGTAACATGACAATGGAAGAAGCTATGAATGACTACATAGATACTCGTAGACAGGAAGGACGTAGACCATTTATAGATGGACCACACTTTGAATTAAGTAAGAATGTATGATATGTTTTTACCCTTTGTCACAATATGTCTTATGTCACCTATGGATCAATCTGTGAGTTGTAAGCATTTTAATCCAGATCATCAGGCGAACACAGTACAGGAATGTATATCAATGGTAGGTGCATTTGTGTCACATGTTAAACCTCAATTATCAGCACCGCACACAATACAATATAAATGTATTGACAAGTCAGTAAGGATATAGTATAATGAGTAGAGAACTTACAGAAAAGCAACAACTGTTTATGCAAGTGTTGTTTGAGGAAGCAAATGGAGATGCAGGTAAGGCTAAGAAACTTGCAGGGTACTCTGAGGGTACAGCTATCAATGACATTGTAACTGCTCTTAAAGATGAAATTATGGACGCTACACAAACCTATATGGCACGTAACGCACCCAAGGCTGCTGTGGCACTTGCAGGTGGACTGTACGACCCCACAGAGCTTGGCATACGAGATAAAATGTCAGCAGCAAAAGAACTCTTAGATAGAACAGGTTTAATTAAAACTGAGAAGATACAAGTAGAGTCATCAGGTGGAGTGATGCTTATGCCCCCTAAAAAACAGGAAGACGATGATTAAAACTTTAGGACGATGGGAACTGCCACAACCTCTTGACATAAAGGACGAGGTAACATGGTCTCCTATTCCACGTATAGCACGTACACTTCCATTTGGTTATGTACAGGACGAACAAGACCCCGACTTACTACAGCCAGTTCAAAATGAATTAGATAAACTTGAAATGGCAAGAGATTATTTAAAACAGTATTCGTATAGAGAGGTAGCTAATTGGCTAACAACACAGACAGGACGATATATATCTCATGTAGGTTTAATGAAAAGGGTAGCGAATGAGCGACAGCGTAAGAACCAAGCTAGAAGCATCCGCAAGTGGGCAGAGTATGCGGAAAAGGCAATCGCCAAGGCGAAAGAAATCGAAACCCAAAGAACAGGTGCAAAAGAAAACATTACAGCAACCCATTGAGTTAGACATACAACCAATAGAGGAAACACGTAATGTTATATTTAAACCTAACAAAGGACCACAGACAGATTTTTTAGCAGCAGGAGAACGAGAAGTCCTGTATGGCGGTTCAGCAGGCGGTGGCAAGAGCTACGCAATGTTAGCTGACCCACTACGTTACATGGGTCATCCTAACTTCAGTGGGCTTCTTTTACGGCATACAACGGAAGAACTAAGAGAACTTATATTTAAGTCGCAGGAACTTTACCCTAAGATATGGAAGGGAATAAAATGGTCAGAAAGAAAAATGCAATGGGTAGCACCGTCTGGAGCACGATTGTGGCTATCCTACTTAGACAGAGATGATGATGTACTCCGATACCAAGGACTTGCATTTAGTTGGATAGGTTTTGACGAACTTACTCAATGGGCTACACCCTTTGCTTGGAACTACATGAGATCACGACTTAGAAGTACATCAGCCGACTTGCCAGTGTATATGAGGGCTACTACTAACCCTGGGGGTAGAGGACACGGTTGGGTTAAGAAAATGTTTATAGACCCTGCAGTACCTAACAAAGCATTTGAGGCAACCGACATTGAAACAAGTCAAGTACTCCGCTACCCTGAAGGACATAGCAAAGCAGGTAAAGCTCTCTTCAAACGTAAGTTTATACCTGCAAGACTTATGGACAATCCATACTTGGCAGAGCAGGGTGATTATGAAGCAATGCTGTTATCCCTTCCTGAACAACAGAGAAGACAACTCCTTGAGGGCGATTGGGATATTAAAGAGGGAGCAGCATTTACAGAGTTTAATCGTGACGTACATGTTATTGAGCCATTTAATATACCTAACAATTGGGTTAAATTTAGGGCATGTGACTATGGATATGGCAGTAAATCTGCAGTTGTTTGGATCGCTGTTAGCCCTAGTGAGCAACTTATTGTATACAGGGAACTTTACGTATCAAAGGTATTGGCAACGGACTTAGCCGACATGGTACTGGAAGCAGAGGCAGCAGATGGAACAATTAGGTATGGCGTGTTGGATAGTAGCCTTTGGCATAAACGTGGGGATACTGGTCCTTCTCTTGCGGAACAGATGATTACAAGAGGTTGTCGTTGGAGACCGTCCGATAGAAGTAGAGGTAGTAGAATAGCAGGTAAAAATGAAATACATAGAAGATTGCAGGTTGATGAGTTTACCGAAGAACCTCGTTTGGTGTTTTTCAATAGCTGCACAAATATTGTTGCTCAACTGCCCTCGATTCCATTAGATAAAAAGAACCCAGAAGATATTGACACTTTATCAGAAGACCACTTGTATGACGCTTTAAGATATGGTATAATGTCAAGACCACGATTTAGTATATTTGATTACGACCCTCATGCTTCCCGACCTAATGGTATGGCGATAGCTGACTCAACATTTGGATATTAATATGGCAGAAGAAATTATGATTGAAGATGACGCTATCTCATTGGGAGATGCAGAAGACAGTAATCAAGCTGATTATGACGTTGCAGGTATAATACCCTTTGTAATGGGTAAGTATAAAAAATCAGATGACTACAGAGAGTATGATGAGCAACGATGGTTAAAAGCTTACAAAAACTATAGAGGACTGTATGGTTCAGATGTACAATTTACTGAAGCAGAAAAGTCAAGAGTATTTATTAAAACAACTAAAACAAAAACACTTGCAGCCTACGGTCAGATAGTTGACGTACTGTTTGCAGGTAATAAGTTTCCTTTAACTGTAGAGCCTACGGAGTTACCAGAGGGTGTAGTTGAAGATGTAAACTTTGATCCACAAAAACCAGAAAATATAAAACAAGAACCAGATGCTAGTCCATATGGATTTTCAGGAGATGGTAAAGATTTACCTGCAGGTGCTACTGAAAAAAGTTTAATGGACAGCCTTGGACCACTATCCGAAAAACTAAAAGATGTAGAAGGACTAGAGCAGGGGGCAGGTAAGACACCTACAGCTATTACATTTAGTCCTGCCATGATTGCTGCAAAGAAAATGCAAAAGAAGATACATGACCAACTGCAAGAGTCAGGTGCTAACAAACACCTACGTAACTCTGCATTTGAAATGTCATTGTTTGGTACAGGTATAATGAAAGGTCCATTTGCTGTAGATAAAGAGTATCCTAATTGGAGTGATGAGGGTGAGTACGATCCTGCATTTAAAACTATACCTCAACTGTCTCACGTATCTGTGTGGAACTTTTATCCAGACCCAGATGCTAACAATATGGACGAAGCAACCTATGCTATAGAACGACATAAAATGTCAAGGTCACAGCTACGTGCATTAAAAAAACGCCCATACTTTAGAGGTCAGGTTATTGATGACTGTATTGCAATGGGTGAAAATTACGAAAAACAATATTGGGAAGATGACCTATCAGATTATTCTTCTTCATATGGTGTAGATAGATTTGAAGTCCTTGAGTATTGGGGTATGGTAGATATAGACCTTTTACAACAGGAGGGTGTTGATATACCATCTGAACTAGAGGCATTTGATGAACTACAAGCTAATGTTTGGATTTGTAATAATAAACTATTACGCATGGTACTTAATCCATTTAAGCCTATGAAGATACCCTATATGGCTGCACCCTATGAACTCAACCCATACTCTTTCTTTGGTGTAGGTCTTGCAGAAAACATGGACGATACTCAAACACTGATGAATGGGTTTATGCGTATGGCTGTAGACAACGCTGTATTGTCAGGTAATCTGTTGATAGAAGTAGATGAAACTAATTTAGTTCCAGGGCAAGACCTTAGTGTATATCCAGGGAAAGTATTTAGAAGACAGGGAGGAGCACCTGGGCAAGCTATCTTTGGAACAAAGTTTCCAAATGTGTCCAACGAGAACCTACAACTGTTTGACAAAGCAAGACAACTTGCAGATGAAAGCACAGGACTACCCTCATTTGCACATGGACAAACAGGTGTTACAGGAGTAGGTAGAACGGCTAGTGGTATATCTATGCTAATGAACGCTGCAAGTGGTAACATTAAAACAGTCATAAAGAATATAGATGACTATTTATTAAGACCACTAGGCGAAGGTTTTTTTCAGTTTAATATGCAGTTTGATTTTGACCCTGAGATAAAGGGTGACTTAGAAGTTAAGGCACGTGGTACAGAAAGTCTTATGGCTAATGAAGTGCGAAGTCAAAGGCTCATGCAGTTCTTGGGTGTAGCGTCTAATCCTGTACTTGCACCTTTTGCTAAGTTTCAGTATATTATTAGTGAGATTGCAAAGTCAATGGACTTAGACCCAGACAAAGTAACAAACAATATGGATGAAGCTGCAGTGCAAGCAGAGCTTATGAAACAGTTTCAACAACCTGCACCACCTCAACAGGAAGGCTTACCTGCAGGGACAGACCCAAATGACCCGACAGGAGCAGGTGGTGGTACAATAGGTACTGGTATAGCTCCAACACCAAACGAAGAAGGATTTACAGGCAATGAACAACAAGGAGCACCTGAAGAAGCTCAACCAACTGGTCAGCAACCACAAGGTGTGGGGACAGTTCAATAATTATTTAGACTACTTAATTACAGAACAACATCGTATAATGGAACAGACAGA